CAACACCTTTTCGTGCCATCTCCCAATCGTTGACAATTCTGATTTCCGCAAGATTCGGCTTCCAGATGTTCAACTGATCCTCCATCCATTCGGCCTCTCTTCCGTATACTGGAAATGTCCCATAGATTGTAAGGGTGTCCGGTTTTATCGCCTGTCCGAAACAAGTCCCAACGCAAGACAGCAATATGATCGCAGCAAAAATAACCTTTCTCATACTCATTCAGAATTAGTGTTTTCCATCATCTTGCAAAAATCACTCCACCGCCTTGCCGTGACGGAGGATGTCGAACTCCAGCTCTTCGTTCATGATCTTCCTCAGTGCTTCATCCAGTTGGTAGAAGGCTGAGTTCATCGTCCTGATCTCATTGTCGAACCTGCCGTCCATCAGCAATTCCTTCTTCTCGCACATCTGATTTTCCCACTGAGAGAACCGTTCCGCAATTTGGAATAATTCAATTCTGGTCTCAATGATGAAAGAGTCAGCCCCGATCTTGTGGCTTTCAGCGGCAACAGCCGCATTGTTTGAATTAGTTTTGCACATAACTAATTGAATATTAAAACCCTCCGCTAAGGTCTGTGCAACATATTCAAAGCCTTGCGGCCAAATACTGTCACCGCTTTCGCCGGTAACGACCATACGGAGGGCAAAATTTCCCTTAAAAATATGTCAGCTATCTATAACGGAGAAAATCTTGACCGCTAAAGATGCCATTAAATATGTTGCACGTGGCAAAGATGCGAATCTTTTTCCGATTTCCAAGAGTTTTGCGGAAATTTTTATGAAAAAATCGCATTATCCACCGTAAGTGCTCCTACGTTTGGCACGATTGTACTTCTCTGTCTGCTCGATGATCCCGTTCTTGCCAAGCATCGACACATCCGCCTTGATAGGTACGGAAAGCCTTTTGTTTAGCATTTCGATAGCCTCCAAAAGTTTTGCATCGGTCGCAGAGCTTGTCGAAGCGACGTTCCCACCACTCACAGAGCCGTTTCCGGCCACTGATCCAGTCGAAGTGCCCGTGAACCCTCCGCTTTCCCGACCGATGGCCGCACCCACCGGATAGACAGCCTCGAAGTTCAGGCTCTTCAACGTCCCTGCCTTCCGCGCTTCCTCCATCGTGGCCACAAACGGCAACAACGTCGGATTGCGCAACCCATCAGCCGGAATCACATATTCCCCGCCATTCTCACCCACAAGCACGGTAGGGGAGGACACGAACCCTCTCTTGTCAGGAGACAACCGCGCCTTGAACGCCTTACCGTCCTGGGCCCTGCGAGTGTTCACAAAACCACCATCTTCCGCACCGACTGGCTGTGCCGCGATCATTGCTATCTGAGCCGCACCCAATGCCGTCATTATGGCAGCAGGAGCCACACCGGCCGGCCATCCACCCCATTCGGCAAAGGTCTTCATCACCGCCAAAGAGGTTTGGATGATTGCTTGTGACAAACTGAGAGCCTTTGAACGCTTGGCTTGCCTGATTTCCATCTCTTCACGCCTTGCCTCCTCTTCGGCTTCCATCTCCTCGACCCTTGCGTTGTACTGCTCTTGGGACACCAATCCGGCATCATATCGCGATTTCAGATCCTTCTTTTTCTTTTCATTGTTCTTCTTGTACTCGTTGAACGCCTTGTTTTCCTTGGCGTTGGTAAGCTCGATCGCCTTACTTGCCAGCTGAAAGCCTTCTTGTGCAATCCCTCCCATTCCGGTCAAGGCATTCGCCAGATCTTCTGCTTTAAGCCTGCCATCAGACAGATTCGCAAAGAACTGATCCCATTGCTCCTGCGACACGCCGAACAGGCTTCCTTTCCCTGTGCCTGCGAAAGCCCCTGCTGTATCCTCTTTCTGTTTGTTCTTGAGTTCCGTGATCTTCTCAATGGTCTGTTGTAGTTGAAGCCTGTATTTATTCAGTTCATCTTCAGGGATTATCGCTCCGTCAAATTCACCGCTATCAGTAATCTTTTTGAGTTCGTTTTTGAGATTTTCCAAATACGCAAGGTCGGAAGAAGCCAAATCTGCATTCATTGATCTTTGCATCGATGACCTCTCTGTTGACGGGCCAACAGGCAAAGCAGACATCTTCTGCTCATATTCGTTTTTTATCTCAAGTCTCTCCAAATCGTGTGCAGTCTTGAGCTTTGCCATTTCCTTAGCCTCCGCATCCATCCGAATCTTCATCAGATTATTCTGATGCTTCTTCTCGATAGCCTCCAACACCGCCGCCTGATTCTCGTACAGCACCTGCGTCTCCTTGAACTTCTTGAGTTCGGCCTGATACCGCGCCTCTTCACCGGCCATCGCAGCCTTGGTCTTGTCAGTCTCCACCTCGTTGATGATGGCCGTTCCCTCCTTGCTCAGTTCAGCCGCCTTCTTCTCGTTCTCCTGCTGCTTCTTCAACGCATCCTCCGAATGCTTCTTGATCTTCTCCTGCAACTCATTCTCAATCTTGGCCCTGCCCGCCCCCTTCTCCTTATGAGCCGCCAGCCGTGCCGTCAGCGTCGCCACCTCCAGCTCATAAATCCTCTCATCATATTCCTCCTGCGAAGCGATCTCCTTCTCATTGTACAGCCGCGTCAGCTCCGCCTTAGCCTTCAAGAACGCCTCATCATTGCTCAATGACCACTGTTGCTTGCCGGACTTGTTGTCTGGAGTTGTCGGAAAATCACCATCTGTGGTTGAATAGGCTGATGTTCCAGATGTCGTTGAAACACTATTCTTCCGCTTATTCACCCCGTACAGCGCCTCCAAGGTCTTCACGTCCGAATTGTACTTGTCTATTCCTGAAGAGACAGGGCTTAATTGCTTTGCCAGATCATCCGGATGAAGATCCCTGAGTATGGGAGCCCTTTTCAAGGCGGCGGCTGCGTTGACTTTATCTGTGTTCGATGAAGTCTCCGATGTCATCGTGTCCCTGAATCCCACAATCGATTCCAGAATGCCACGGTAATCATCTTCGCTCATCTCAGATCCTTTGTGTGTCTTGTTGTAGGCATTCCTGATGTTCTCCGCCGCTTTCACGGTGCTGTCCTGAAGCCCCTCATCGAGTTTTGACTTGGCGTTCAGCATCCCTTTAAGCCTGATCTGCTCAGTAAGCTTGTCATTGACTATGCCGAGAGCCGTGGCAACCTCTTCATTGGACGCCTTCTCATCGAGCAGGTGCGGAAGGTAAGATCCGTACTGGTCGTTGATCTGCTTGATGGCCGCCGCCCTCTCTTTGGAGCCGATGGTCGCTGATGTCACAGCGTCTTTAAGCCTGTTGACGGCGTCCTTCTCTCTGTTGATTTCCGAGGCGGTGTCAGCGGCCGCTTTTCGCATCTCTGTCATTTCCTTGGTGGCTTCCTTTGACCGCCTGACAAACGTGGTAATACCGACGACCACGGCTGTGATGACGCTCAAGATAAGCCCGAAAGGATTAGCCTTGATGGCCAAGCCAAGACGTTTGAACGCTATGGTGGCCGCCTTAGTGTTGCCGACAAGAAGGTTCTGTGCCACAGACAAAGCTGCTGTACTGACGCTTGCGCCTTTCAGACTAAGGGCTTGTTTCAACAAAGCGTCTCTGTTCTCCTTGCTCCAGAAGGCAAGCAGCTTGTCGTAGGCAAGTTTGATTTTCGCCCTTTGATTGTAAATGAATATCGCCGCTGCGATCTCGGCCATCTGGTAGCGATATTTGACCAATGGACCGATCAATGCGGAAACGGCTTTCAGACCCATATTCGTAAGCCCGACACTTTCTGACATCAGAGGGTTCATCTTTTCCCCGATTTCCACGGTTGTTTCCATCAGAGCCTTCTTCTGTTTTTCCAACGTGGCTGTCAGCGAGTTGTTTTTGAGCTCATATTCATTGGTGATGGAAGTCCCTTCGTTGAAAGCCTCGGCAGAGATCTGTTGCTGCTGGCGTAAGGTTTCGGTCTGCTTTGAGAGACTGCCGAGAACCTGAATGGCACGTGAACCGTTCAGCCCCATATCTCCCATCGCCTCGGTGATGGCTTTCATTCCACCGTCGCCGCCTTTGTTCATTCCCTCCAGCACTCGGATAAACGCCTCGTTGACATCGTTGTTCAGCAAATCTGAGAAGTCTTTCAGAGACATTCCTGCAATATTCGCGAATGTCTCCGTCTTCTCGAACATCTTGGTTATGGTTTGTCCTACGGCGGTGGATGATGTCTCTGCCTGCTGATGCAAGGAGTCAAGTGTGGCCGCAAGTCCCATCACCTTGTCGATGCTGATCTTGGCATTAGGGGCAATACCCGCAAGCCTTCCGGAGAAGTTCACGATGTAGCCTTCGTTGGCGGTCGAGGCCGCACCCAGTTCGTTGATAGCCGAACCGACTTTCAGCATAGCCTTTTCGATTCCGAACTCATCTTTCAGATTGAACACATCGACCATCTTTCCCACTTCCGTGATGGCAGCCTCCGCATCACCGCCAAGATCCTCGGAAAGTGCCACGTTGATCTGGTTCGCGGCCTTCGCGAATCCAAGCAAATCCTCCTGCCCGGATATTCCCAGCTTGCCGCCGGCGCGCACAAGTCCAAGTAGTTCGTTCTGAGCCGTCTTCGTGTCTATCCCCTTGAGTTTCTCACTGAGCTCCGAAATCTCATCTTTCGTCAACCCAGTGGTCTTCATCGCATCCGTCATCGCCTCATCATAGGCCAGGAACGCGTCACGAGCTCCGGTAAACTTATTTATCAGATTGGCCGCACCTTTAAAGGCTGAAGTGAGCGAAATGGCATATTTGCTAAGTTTGTCCATCATCTCGCACGTTGTATAACTTGCGGCTTTGGACTGATCGGTCAGTTCCTTGAGCCTTGTCTTTGACTCTTGAAGTTTTTTGTTAAGTTGAATCCAATTATCCGACCCAGGAACAGCACGTTCAAGCGCGGCACGAGTTGCGGTGATTTGATGCTTAAGTTCCCTCATCGTCTTGCTTGAAAGAGGAACGGTTTCTTGAAGAGCCTTAAATTCTGACTGACATTTCCTCAGCGAGGCTTGCTGCACTTTCAAAGACTCACTTAATGACTGATATTCTTGACCGGCCTTTTTCCCCGCG